ACGATTTACAACAACAACTAAACGAAGAATCACAATGAGCCATATAACCACCCAATACGAAACAGTAAGCATTGATCCTAGTGGGTCAGTATCAGTACGAGTCAGCAAAATATTTGTTGACGATAACGAAGTAGAAGTAGCAACCGCTAGAGAAAAGCAATATTTTCAGAGGGATGCTACGATTACAGATTTACCAGATCATTACCAGTCAGCTATAAACGCTTTTTGGTCAGGGCTTCCTGCTATCGAAGAACCTGTCGAAGAGTCAGGTGATGACACTGAGGAATAATTTTTGTATAATGTAGTAATGTTATAACATTAACTAAACTTAATTTACAATGGAAGAAAGACTCCAACAATTAGTACAACAACGAGATGCTCTAAGCACTCAAATCAGCGAGCTGAATTTTTTGATTAAGGGCTATGAAGATACTATTGCCCAACAGAAAGAAGAGGCTGAAACAGAAACAGTAGAAACAGAAGAGGTATAAGCAATCATGCCATCACACTATGGGAAAATGGGCCACAAAGATGGCCCAAATAAGAAAAAGAAAAAGCCAAACGCCCAAAATGGGAGAATGGCTATGCCCAAACGAAAGGGTAGCAAAAAGTAATTATACCCTTACCGATATAAACTGTACCCGATTCTGGTTTTTTATGCTAGGTCGGGTATATTTTTTCAGTTAACACCCATAGATGGAAAGTCGTCATAATACTGCTTTCCTCTTTCTATTTCTGAGGCATCCATATATCCTTTGATATATCCATTCTTAAAATGTTCCTCAGCTTTTATCCTGCTATTATCTTCTGAAACGACTGTGGATCTGCCTATGGTCCAGCCTACAAAGAAAAAAGTAGTAGCCACCGAGATAAATACTAAAATTTCCATAATAATTATTTAGTGTGTTGAACCTTCTCTAAAAAGTCTTTCATATCTAGCTTGTAACGAGCTTCCTCGTTAGAGTTAAGGGTTTTACATACCCTTAATATTCTGTTAGCTCTACGCTCATTTATATGCTTTTTATGCGTTCTTGTGGTTAACAGGTGGATAATTGTTGTATGATCCTTTCTTCCTAGTAATTCTGCTATGTATTTGTAGGTAAATTCCATTTCTCTTAATACAATAGCGCAGGCTTGTCTTGCGTCAACAATTTCTGATCGTCTACTTTTATCTGTTAATTGTCTCTCTGTAACGCCAAACTCTATACACGTTTGCTCTATAACTGTTCTTTCTATCATTTATTGTTCTCATTAGTTTATTGTAGAAAAAAATACCCCCCACTAAGCAGTCTAGCACTGGGGGGTTGATGCTCGCTTCAGATAAGGAAGAAGCATGAAAACAACCTTATCCTTAAGACTGTGGATAAATCTAACTAACCTTAATTAATTAGTCAAGTTTTTTATTGTGCAGATTTAAGGGTTTTTATTGTGCAAATTATCATCTTCCTTCTCCTTCTTAATGGTCTGAATCACACCAATGATGGCTAACATCAATGCTGCAATGGATTCGTATAGGTCAGGTTGTACGGTCACACCAATAGCACCAGCTATGGCGGTCACCCCTTGATAGGTGGAGGGTTCTTTTAATCGGGATTTTAACCAAGTCCAAGTCATAGTTACGGCTCTTTTGTTAATTAAGTATACGGTGAAATCTAAAATACCTATGATTTTGCCCCTACTCAATACTTTTTTACGAGATCGTTCAACCTTTGGCATGGCAACCACCTTTACCTTCTTGAGTTTAACCTCAGGAACGGTGCGGTTGTCTATAGTGATAGGTTTTATTTTCTTTCGCCCTTGTATTGCCATTTTCCGTCCTCATCTACTTCAAATTCGTGGTATCTGTCCCCTTTATGGTCACAGTGTATAAACTTTTGATCTGGGTAGTAGCAAATGCGTTTATAATCAGACGCTCTAAGCTCTTCTAGTAACAGTTCCATGTTAGCGCACGTGTAATCTACGGCTCCTAGACCAGTAAAGGTGTGTTCTGACGTTCCGTTTCTGCCATGCGATAATTCCCAATCTTTCGAGCGATACCCTGAGTTCTGGGACACTTGTATGGGTTGACCTATCTTGTGCCGTATCTGGTTAATTATGGGCTTGTGGTAGCGCTCTATCTTGTCTACTACATGGATCGGAACGTTAACCATGACCCTATCCACCAAAAATTCTTTAATGCTAAAATAATCGTAGTACATACTAGTTTTATTAGTTAAATGATAAAATCTAGGTACTTATAATGGTAATATCAATACCAATAAAAAAGGGAGGTATGTAGCAACCCCCCTTTATATCATCCAAACGACGGTTTGGTTTGCATCAGGATTTTCCTGAAAAAAGATAGGGGCTTTCATACCCTCTATCCATGTATGAGAACTAATGAAAATGCTACTTTATAAGTTTTTGGTATAACAACTTAGCAATTTCATCGCCCTGTGTTCAGAAGGGCAGCGCCTCTTCTGTTTCTTTAACTACCGCAGGACCATCCTCTCGCTCTGCTACGGTTACCTCACCGTTGGTATAGACCACCTTGCCATTACCAAGCCAAACTTTTTCTTGTCCTCCTTCCCGATCCTCTTTGGATTGAGACATAGCAATACTCGCATTATTGCCGTACCTAGTTTCATCGTTAATGAATACGGTAACGTTGGCATACGTGCCTTTTTTACCTTTGATTAACGCTTCTTTTGGGATTTTTGTTACGTCTATAGACGCATTGATTATTGTCGCCATTTTTCTTTTGTTTGTTTTAAATGTTAAGAAAGTTCTATATGGTTTTGTCATGTTTAGAATATATGAGACCCCCTGAGTAAAGTCAAATTTTTGACTTAGCCACCTCTAAACCCATGTCACCATTATGGATCATGTGGATGTAGTTGTGAGACAGTTGACCTCTTCTTGTTTTTACTAGCTTTACAAAGACCGATTGATAGTCGTGAGTTTCACCATCTTTCAGTCCTTTTACCGCTAGAAAGCCCTCATAATCCCTAGTTACCAGACCCTGTATCATATTAGGTCTAAACACTGAGGTCATGCAGTGAGCTACGTTCTTTATAGCCTGCGCCCATTGTGCGTCTTTATACTTAGGCACGAGGCTCCATCCTGATCGGTTCATGGAGTTAATTGTTACTTGACTAGGCACAATGACTAACACATTAAGTTGTTTAGCTATATCTTTCATAATTCTTGTTACGTGTTGAATCTCAAGGGTCCTGCTATCAAACTTACCTTGAGCGTACACCTCTTGGATGTAGTCTATCACCACAAAGTCAAGACCATAGTCTAATTTATTGATCCTGCACAAGCGCTTAATTTCATCTATGTCATCCACCGAGTCAATAATCCGAACGTTATCAGCCTGATAACCTGCCATCAGACCAAGTTGCTTAGCGGTGTTTACGTCATAATCCTCCATCTGAAACCACAGACCTTGATAGCCTTTCTGAGCAAGTTTACTAGCCACAAACGTTGACCATTGCGTCTTACCGTGACCAGAGTCAGCTAGTATAATGTTGATGTCACCCCTGTGTAAGCCCACGTCACTGTACAAAACCTCATCAAGTTTGTGTACGCCTGTAACGAGTTTCTCCTTTTTAGGCTCGTTCATCTCACGCTCAAGAATCTCTGTTGGAGTCAACGCAATTTTTTGGGATGCGTCATCCACTGTCTCATTGAGCTTATCAATCTCCATCAACAGATCATCCATTGTCGTGGTCGGACTATGGGCTATGTCATTAATGTTCTTGATAGCGTACCTAAGCCTGTTCTTGTCTGTCGTGTCTTTCAGGGTTTTCAGATAGGCTCTGGTTTCTTGCTCTGAAGCCACGTGCATCATCATGAGTTCATAGAACTCACCCACGTTCATGCCCTCCATCTTAGCAACGATAGTATCCTCGTTGAACACAACACCATCAACGTGTTGCTGGCAAGCCTCTAAATAAATTGGTCGTAAATAATTGAAGTACGTTGCATCTAACGTATTGAATATTAGTTCTCTATATTCTCTTTTAGAAATTAGCGTACCAATCAGCACCTCCTCAAGGTGCATCAGGTCATTTCTAATCATAATACTTCAGCAATCTTTACTCTACCGTAAGCCGTTAATGAATACAACGCAGGGTGTTTGTTCTCGGAGACCATGATCCCTGACTGTATTAAGCTACAAATCGTAGAAAACGTAGTCCAGTATTTGTCGTGTCCTTCTACCTCCATCTTAGGCTCTATTTCAGCATAGGTAATCCGATCTTTTTCTTTTAGTAGTTGTAGTATTGCTTTTTCATTTAGTGTCATCTTTCTTCTCATTATGTTTTCGTCTTAAATCGTTTTTAGTTACTGTTCCGTTCTTGTTAAACGTGTGCAGTACCCACCCCTTTCGGTCATACCACGTCATTGCAAGGACACGAATATACTTACTAGAAAATGTCATTGCAAAACGTTTATAAGGTTTTTGTGTAGGTGGTTTATTGGTCTTGACTTGTATGAGCCAAACGTTGGTTCCGTCCATAGCTATCAAATCAAAACCATCAAATGTATCTTCCAAAATGTGTTCACAGTCATGCTTCCAACACTTGGTACACAACCCCGAAAACAAGTCTTTGGACTTACGGAATCTTCCGCCAAGTTCCACTTCATCCACAATCATGTCCTTATTCTTAAAGAACTCGATTGCTTTAAATATGGTTCTTCTACCTTTGGCTTTGGCGCTCATACTCTTTTATAGCCTTAAATATTTGAAGGGCTACTTGAGGCACTATTGCGTTTCCATAGGCTTTGATTGATTCTTTTCGCCATTTAGGAAAGGTAATAGAGTCCAATGATCTGGGAATCCCATCATTTCCTCCACAAACAGGGGATTGAGTTGGGAATTCTTCCCATTTTCTTGGGCTACCAAATGGTTTAACTCGCTCCTTCGTGATGGCTGACCCTTTGGGCGCTCCACTTTCGTCCCTGTGTTGTGACACCTTGCTGTGGGTGTCGGTAACATTTGTGCTACGTCCCTGAGTTTGGCTCCGAACTCCGTCCCTGTGTTGTCCGAAACCCTGACCCATCTCGTTCCCTTGTTCTTTATCTGTCTTGGGTCTGATATCCCCCCCTCCACGTCTGAGGCTACTGGGGTCGGTAGCATGGAGTGTATCTGAGTGGCTAGGTTTGGCATCTTGGTTCCGTTCGGATATTTTTCCATCCTCTTCTGAAAGGTTTCTAGGTTCACTACCTCTTCCCTTGTCGTAGGAGTAAGCAATAAACCATACTCTGTCTCTTTTGTGCGGGGCGTTGACGCTAGCAGCTGGAAGTAGGAACGGTTGTACTGAGTACCCTTCAACCTCCAACTGAGATTGCACCTCTTCGAATACCAACCCTCCATTCCAACTAACAAGCCCACGAACGTTTTCGCCCACGACCCAACGTGGTTGAATCTCTCGAACTGCTCTAAGCATTTCGGGGAACAAGTGACGCTCGTCCTGCTTGCCAAGTCTTTTTCCTGCTGCTGAATATGGTTGGCATGGGAACCCTCCTGTAAGGATGTCGATTTGACCTCTCCAAACAGTGAAGTCTGTTTCTTTAATGTCTCCATAAGATATGGCTCTTGGAAAATGATAATTTAGTATACTACGTGGAAATGGTTCCCACTCACAGTGAAACTTATTGTCCCACCCCATCCATTCTGAGGCTAAGTCAAAGCCCCCAATCCCTGAGAATAATGATCCATGTGTCATAATTTGGATGACCTCTCATACGCATGAGATACCCCCACCACCACCGAAATGATGACGAGGGTTATAATGATTGAAACTTTCATTTTATATTGAAAGTTTATTATCTCTTAAAATCATCTGATTCGTCCTCAGAGAATACACCCTCTGAGTAGAACCCTGTGATTTGTAGTACGGCTCGTGCCTTTGCTCGTTTCTCAGCAGTTTCAACAGGATAGTGCGGTAGTGTTCGCCCATTCTTGCTCGTTTTAACGGAGCAGTTGTAATGGTTAGCCGTACCAAAAGATTCTACAGTAAATATTTCACCGTTAGCATCCACTTTAGTGGCTACGGCTTTGATACAACAGTTCTCCTGATTTTCGCTAAGCTCAGGTACAACGTGATATGTTACGTTGATTTTGTCGTGCGCCATAATTTTCTCAACACCAGTACGTGTAATGATGATGAAGCCCTGAGAAGGGTGCTTAAAAAAATCCTTGCCAGTCAGACTGTATCTATCCGCAAGTTCTCTTAGTACGTTCTTTTCTGTACTCATAAATATGTAATTGTGTTTGCATTAGCTAACCCACTTGTTTCGGGGCTAGGGTTCTCTTTCCATTGGCCAATACGCTCTTTTATTAGTTCTAGTTCTCGCATGGCTCTCATTTGGGTATCCTCATCAATAGAGAATACAGCACTATTATATGGAAACTCTTTTTCTATTGCAACATAAAAGAATTGATCCATTGGAACTTCCAATAGACTACAATAAAATGCTGCTTGTAGGTCGTATCTAAATTTCCAGAAGTCTGATCTAAACGCTTTCTCAGAGGCATCTCTACAAGATTTCCAGTCTATAATAACCTGTGGTTGGTCATCCAATACTAACAAGCGGTCTGGTCTGACTCGGTATAAAAGCCCATAATGATCGGGTTCATCCGTCATAAAAGAGTATTCATCCCATATCTCATCGTGAGCGTAGTCTTGATAGATGGACTGAAGCCCTGCGTTATCCACCGCAGATCGGTACATATATTCTATGGAATCCATCTCGTGTTGGGTAATGACCGTTTGACCCTCTTTTAAGCTCTCTTCAAACTGAGTCTTAAAGGATTTGTACTCTTTGGTCATGGAGGGAACAGAGATTTCTGGTCTACGCTTCAAAATTTCCGCTACTATCTCGGTATCATCAAACACTACGAACCTGCGCACAAATTCACTTCTATCCTCGAAGTACGTGTGCATGGCATCCCCGAAGATCAATGCAGGAGTTGGGTCAAATTTCAGCATGGCCCTAGATATAGAGTGCTTAGATACGGCTTTGACAAAGCTACTTGATACGTGCTCACTCATGGAGTGATAGTCTTTATTGGATAGGTCGCTATATATCTTCATATTCGTTGGGAAAGTTTTCTGCGGATAGTATTGGGTGTTCATACGCATCAAGCGCATCGGTAAGGTCATCTAATATTTTACCCTCACAAAAGTCGGTAAGTGTAATAGGTCGTCTATGAAAGCCAATCAAATTTTCGAAGTCGTCATATATCACCTCATTGATGGAATACATGGTTTCCCCATTGCCCAGATCATCGGCTAATATTCTAAATTTTGGCGGTTCTTGTTCTTCTTCCATAGATTGATTAGATTTTTACATATAGAGAAACTAATTAATTTTTAGCTAATGGACAAACCAACGTATTATACAATAATTCCTGCTGAGGTTAGGTACAACAAAAAGATTTCAGCTAATGAGAAGGTGTTGTACTCAGAGATTTTTACGCTCGCACAAAAGGGTGGTACTTGTTTCGCAAGTAATGGATTTTTTGCGGACTTATATGGGGTTGACAAGAGAAGTATTGTTAGATGGATTTCCACGTTGAAGGAACACAAGTTAATCAAGATTTCCTACCACATCAAAAATAAAAACGTGGAAAAAAGAATTATTACCCCCCTAGTCACAAATGTCACCACCCCTAGACAGAAACGTCACCCCCCCCATGACAGAAATGTCCTGTATAATAATACAAGATATAATAATAAGGGTTCTGATAAGGAAGAGATTATTTTAGGGGAAATCATTTGACATTTATTGTGGATAACTATAGATTGTATTCAGAGAACATTTACTAACACAATTACAGAACAATGAAAAATCAAATACCGCACAGATATAAACAATTAATTGGCAAGACCATTGCCAACATTGAATACATAAGTA